GCCCAACAATATTATGAATTTAATTTAATAATTTCTTTTAATTCCTCTACAATAAGAGAGAGTGCTTCAACCTGATTTGAATTACATTCTCCTACTTTTTTACCCTTTCCAAGATATTTATCTGTAAGCTGAACAATTTTAGGTGCCCAAAATTTTCCAAAGTGTTCTTGTTCTGCTTCAGTTCCATCACTAGAACCTGGAATTGAGCCTATTAAACTATCAAATTCTTCTTTTAAACTATTAAAATCTAATTCTGCAACAGTATTTAATTTTTGTTGTTCTGCAAAAGTAGCAATAACAACATTGTCATTTTCTTTCTTTTTGTCAATACCAGTTTGAATAGCTTGTGCTAAATTCTCAGCTGTAAATTCTTTAATAAAAGTAGGCGTATATTCTATTCTAGCTCTTGCAAAAAATTCTTTTGTCTGAGCCAAATATCCAGAAGATTTTATAACTCTTCCTTCTGAATCAACGCCATTGCTTTTTAAATACACTACATAATCGCACTTATCAATAATAGGATTCATGCATCGTTTATCTCCTTTAGGAGATATAAAACCTGTTTGTGTATTAACCTGTTCGTGTGCAATAAAAACAACTGTGTAACCTGCGCTAACCAGTAAATTTATTTGACGAAAATACTCTTTTTCATATAATTGATAAAGATTATGTTTACTATCTCCATCTGCCATAGTTAAAGCTCCATCTCCATACGTAGAGCAAACATAATCTTGACAATAAATTGAAGAAGCATAAACTTCATCTATAATAATAGTATGATACATTTCCTTAGCTTTATCTTTAGACCTAGGATCTGTAAACTGCTTAATAACGCTTTTAAAATCAGACCATCTTGTTATTGGAGCATAAGGTATACCATCAATACCATTTAATCCCATTTCACAAGCAACAACAAAAGGTTTCTCAAAACGAGTTGCTTGATAAGATTTTCCTAAGTTATTGCCTCCATATATTAAAATAACTTTTCCTTCTAATCCATTAGCGATTACAGAATGGGGGGCATTAAAAATATCTATAGCCATGTTTAATTCTCCTTATTTTAAAATTTAATTATTATAAGGGAGTTACCCCTTTATAATTTATTAAAAGTTAAATCCACCTGCTGCAACCTGAGAAGGAGTTACTGTTGACGCAGAACTAGAACCGCCTGCTGCAACCTGAGCTTTCCACTCTTCTGCCTTCTTTTTTACCTCTGCGAGGTAAACTTCTCTATCCTGCATAGCTTTTGTCACTTCATCAGCGGTAAGTACACTTTCTTCACCATAATCATAAGTAACTCTTGGTGAACCCGTTACTTCCCATTCCTTGGTTTTCTTAGGATACTTCTGAACTGAAGGTTCTCCAAAAGCAGAATCTTCTTCCTTTGTAATATAAGTAGTGGTGGAATTGATCTTACCCCATACCTTAGTAAACATTGGTTCTGAAGGAGAGATACCCGCATTTTCAAAATAATTCATACCAGCTTTATTTCTAACTGTAAATTCTACTGGAAGAAGTGCTTTTTTAAAATTAAAGATAGCACCACGAATAACTACATAATCTTCTTTAATATTTTTTTCTTCATTAGCTTCTACTGTTTTTACAGAAGTAATAAGCATATCTGCAGAAAATTCATTTCTTTTATTTTCCTCTCCTAAGTCAGATACAATATTAAGGAAGCCACCTTCATTTCTTTTTGCAGAAACTAATTCATTGTTGTTATTATAAAAATCATTTAAATCTATTGAAGGAGTAGCTTTAACTTTAATAGCTTCATCCTTACCTACTTCAAGCCAAGTCTTATTTTCACTAATAATTTTCTTCAAAGCATTGAAAGTTTGATTTACGGCACCTTTACTTGTAGTTGGTGTAACATAAGTATAATGAACCTGTACTACATTTAAACCTTCTTCATCTGTCGCAATATCAAGATTACCAGAAATAAACTCTTTTCCATAATTTGAAGAAGCTTGATTCTGTACTGTCTTAACTGTTAATTCATGCTGATAAACTCTACCTATAATATTTTCTACGTTAATCATTTTCTTCATAAAAACATTTTCTCCTTAAATACATTATTCTTCAATATTTACATTACTTAAATCTTTTGTAGTACCCTTATCAGTTAGACCGTAAGTAATTGGTTCTAATGTAAGTTTTTCAACAAAACCTTCAGTAATTAATTTTCTCATTGAACTAGATACAGAACGAGAAGAGGTAAATAGACCTTCCGCAATTTCTTTTGAAGTAAAACTCTTATTTGCTTCGTTCTCTTGCATATACTTTAATATCTTTGCACCACTCTCTGTAAGTTCAACTTTTTCTTTTGGCGCAGCACTATTTTTTAATTCTTCAAAATACTCTAGTGCCATTTTATCTAATTCTGTAGTGTCAAGAGGGTTAAGTAATTCTTCTACCATTTTAATAAAAGCTTCTTTTTTAGTCATAATTTATTTTTACCATTCCTTATTTATTATACTTATATTATAACATAAAAAATTATAAAAATCAAATAAAATTATTATGTAGCTTTTTTAGGTTTTCTACCACAACTCTTAGCCTCAGAACAATAGCCAAATAATTCACATTTAGGTTTAAACTCTTGTTCAATAATTACTTTCCATTCATCAGAATATTCTTTTAATGCGTTGATTATATCATTCATTAATTGACGAAATTCCCAATAGGCTCTTGAACAAAGTCTTTGGTGAGACATATCTATCAACTGGCGGAGGTTAGTTCTAATCACAACATCTGTTGTCATACCAAGAGGCAAAAGATTTGCTACATCCTCCCTAGGTATACCAATACTATTAAGTAAAACACTAGAGCGCTGGATTTGCTCCATGCAATCTTGATAAATTTCTTTTGCTTCATCATTATTCTCAATAGAAGATGGAATGATATAATCAAAAGCACTATAATCAAGATATCTTGTGCTTGCTTGTAGTCTAGTAGGTGCTCCGCCTATGTGTGTATACAATTCGCGGATAACCCTTGTGGAATATCCTTTTAAAATTAAATACACTTGCGGGAACTCGCTTACGCGCCCATGACCGCTTTCTAAACAGCTAAGTCCGCGCTTGTAATTTTTATCTTTATCTGAACTATCTGCGCCCCAACAAACTCCCGCTTCTTTTCCCATTAATTGGAGAGGATGTCTTGTTGTGTCTACTTGTATAATTACTTTTCCCATTTTATTTATTCCCTATAGTTGAATTATAGCCAAAATTATAACTATCATACAACCCAATATAATATTTTTCTTTTTCATTTAATTGCTCTCTTGGGCACTCTTCTAATAGCTCCCAAGAAAAAGACCATAAACCATACTCTTGCATGGCTTTATATAGTTTATTATTTGCGGGGGTATCGATGCCCAATCCGCACTTAGCATGGTCTGTCCACCTAGACGCGGTATTCGTTGCCTGACCGATGTAGCACTCGCCCGTCTCAACATTGGTTATTTTATAGATGCCAGTCTTTTCATTAGTACCTAGTACATTTGCACATAAAGCTTTAAGTGGCTTTTGAAACCATGTCTGCCATATTAACATACTAAGAACTCTAGGCTTAGATAACGTTTTTTTAACTTGTTCTAGCCTTTGTATATCTAATTTATCAACATCAGATATTTGTAAACAATAGAAAGAAAGATTATCTTGAATTTCCTTCTCGCGGATGCGGGCTTGAATGCTCGCTGCTAACGTATCTTTTATCTTTTGTAATTCTTGATTAGTTTGCGCATATTCTAAATTTAATTTATTTATTTTATTATTATATGCAATTTCAGCATTTTCATATTCCGTTTCTAAATTCTCAAAGTATTTTTCACTAGCTAAAGAAGTAGTTTGTTTATATTGCTCAAACTGTACAGTAACTTTATCTTTTTCAGCGGTATATAATTGTTGTACTTTTGCTAAATCTTCTTTTTCTATCTGTTCATAAAGATGTTTATCTTGCTCAAATTTTTCAACTAATTGTTGGTGTTCTTTTTTAATATGCTCACAATTTTGTTGTGTTAATTTATATTGGTTATCTAAATATTCTTGTTCTTTATATTTAGTAACTTTTATCTGATTTGCATTAATATAATATTTAATTCCTATAATTAAACAAATTAATGCAAATATAAAAAAAATTATTTCAAAAATCATATTAATTACCTTATTGAAAAAGATAGGGAGCTAAATTAGCTCCCCATATATTCAATAAATTACTCTGCGTCATCAGTCAAATCAGGATCAAATTCAAGGCCTGCCTCGGTCAGTCTGATAAACTTCACTGCCTTATGAGATACCTTACCTTCTGCATCAGTTACTTCAATCTCAGCTGGGATTCTTTCCATGAGTCCTTTCTTTTGGAACGCACTTGTAACGATACCATTTACACTACGAATCTCAAGTCCTGTGCCCTCAACAATATCTGCTGCTGTAATATTTTCTCCCTGATTTTCCTTTACAAATTCAAATACTTTCTTGTTCTTTTCATTTAAAGCCATCTTTAAAATTTCTCCTTTTTAATTAAATATTATTATTATTATTATTATTGAGGATTATATTCCTCATTTTTGATAAATATATTATATCATAAAATTTTTCATTTGTCAAGAAATTTTTTATTTTTCTAAATAATATATTTTATATAAATAAAACCTTCCTTTGT